CCTCCCGCGTTTTCTCAAGTTCCAGCGTCGGCACAAAAAACCCACCATAGCGGGGCAGCGCCGCCCACGGATACTTGACCGTCAACTTCTTAGACATTCTTCTCAAACATTTCTTTGGGCTGACTAATCTTCACTACGTTCACACGCATAGGTGGACCGTTGGTTTTGCGTAGTAAGTCAAACTTCGGAATGTACTGAACACGGTATATCTTTTCTATATCAAGTTTAAAGTCAGAGAAGCTAAACCCCATCGCAGCACAATGTGCCTTGAGTTGCTGCTCCTCGATGTAGAAGTCCACAAAGCCCGGCGCTACCTCATGCTCCACACGCCCAGCTACCTTGTTACGCAGCGTATTCTTCTCAACCAACGTATCGTCGCCAAACCTAGCACCGATAGGGTCAGCAGCAGAAAACACAACGAGGTTGCCGTAGAACGTGGTGGTGTAGTCTGACAGCACGTCTTCCGCAGTTCTAACGCTTGCACGCATCAACTTACGCTGCTCAACTACCATACCCTTCAACGCTTTGATGATGCCCTCAATCGGCAGGTTAACAATCCCTGCGTAGTTGTCGCCTACAAGGATGGCTCCGGTCACATCGGCAGCGCAACCTGCCAACCAGAAACGCTCATCGTCTACGATGTTGAACTCAACCTTTAGCCGTGCTTCAACTTCCTTGTACACACGCTGAATAGTGTCGCGGTTTTTAACAGCCCATTGTGCAAACAACGGACCCGCAACCCCATAGCTGTCTGCGTATGTCTTGATAAGCTCAAGCTCCGCAGGAGTCCAGCGCAGCTTAGTGCGTGGGTTGTGTTCCAAGACTCGGCGTAGTTCACCCTCAGAGGAGTGCTTACGCACACCTGTCATGTAGTCCAGCACTACCGTGTTGGATGCCATCAACGCTAAACCCATCCAGAACGAGGTGTTAATCCGTTCCTTGTTGGCTCCCGCCTCCATCCTGTCCTTGCCGCCACCCTCGCTGTAGCTAAAGCAGAAAGCAGGGAACCACTCTAAGTTCGCACGGTTCTTGGTTGTGATCTCATCTGAGATCAACGCCAGACTACCTAGTAGGCCAGCCCTTTGCAGCATGGCTACATCAGACGTTGCCGCACCTACACGGTAGCGATTAGGATGCCCCCAAATAGACGCTGCCATACGCAACGCGTACGACTTACCTGTGCCTGATTCTCTGTGACCCAAGTGAAACGTCATACCATCAATACCAGAGAACGCCATGACGATAGAACCAAATCCAACGCATGCACTAGCTAACAACGGATGCAGGTCTTCAGGCTTGTTGTAGGTAGACGATGCCAACAAAAGAAAGCGCTTGCGCCAACCATCCAACGTACCCTCGCGTCCTGTGGCATGGAACACATTCTCTAAGCCCGGCATAGGTATCTTACGAATCGAACCGTCAGCACCGTAGATCAAGTTATGGTGGACGAACGATTGATCTTTCTGCCAGCCGTAGTTAGATGGCACACCCATAGCCCCACGACCTGAACTGTAGTTCTCAACGCAGCCACGCACATACATCCACAACTGCGCGTCGTTACCTGCACCGAAAGCAGCGATGATGTTCTGAGATGCCAATGATTTGGCTAACTCATCTTTACCAATGATTACTTTCTGCGGAAACAAAATATCTACCGCACCTTCAGGACGTAGTGCCACCATGTGAACTGTGTGTTCGCCATCAATCGGTTTTAGTATGTCCATGACAAACAGGTCGTACGGCAAAATCATGCGCTGGGCAGTTACCTTATTGCCCTCCTCATCCGTCGTCGTTTCCTCACGATAAATACCCCCCGTCTTACCGTACGAGAACCCGCGAGGCGCTGTTGGACGGACATAAGTAACCTGCGTTGCCTCCTCGTGGGGCGCAGTAGGCTGCTTAACAATATGGATAACCTTTTCTTCAACCTCAACCTGCACCTCTCTGCCTAACGCTAGCGGGTTAGTTATCTTGCCAAAGTGTTTGCAGCCTGTGCAAATGCCGGGGTTTTCACTATCAAATTTAGTGCATGGATACGGACCCTTGATCTCGCGCAGCTTCTGCGCCATGCGCTCTTTAGTATATGGATGACGTTCAGTAAGAAAGTTTGATGCTTTAACACCGTCTTCGCACTTCGTTGCGATTGATAGCCAGCCGCGCCATAGCGGCTCCATGCCATCTTCAGACGCGTTTTCTAAATAGTGTACGAGTTGACCGCAGCCATCCCCTTTCGTTGATTTACTAAGTATTGATTTAAAGAACGTCGATGAGTTCTCAAACAGTTTGAGTGTGCTTGCTGTTGCTGGCAGCGTAGGCTTCTTGCCGGGTATCGCTTCAAAGTCTTGTACCGGAGGTATGTCTATGAGATTGTCACGGACGAGCTTGGCAAAATCATCGAATAAAAATACTTCTGGCGATGGCTCCTGCAACACAACCACTGGTAGCGTGATGTTGTACTTTCTGACTCGCTTCCAGTTAGTAGTGCCGGGCACACGCATAACACGCGCTGCGTCAGCAGGTACACTCATGTCGATCTTCATGCCTTCTTGTCTGCACAAGCGCTTAAAGTTTTCAGCCACAGGCTTCCACGTAGCTATATCGACGTTAGCAGTCAGAGGCCAGTACACATGGTAGCCCCCGCCTGAGTCCACCATCAAAGGCGCACCCAACGCATCAAGGCCGGTCTTCTCTACGAACGCAGTAAACGCAGCCATGCCTTCTTCTTTGGTGGCATACGTTTTGGGTCCAGCTTCAGCACAGTCAAGGTCAAGGAAGAACGAACGCATAACTTTAGCGTTCTCCGCAGTGCGGTTTCCTGAGTGCTTAAACGCTGCTAACGCAAAGTACGTGTCACACTTAGCCTCATTAAACCGAGCAGCGTTAGACGCTAGCTCGTCAATTGACGAACTGAAGACGTGTTCTTTCTTGCGAGAGTCAACTTCCGCAACGCAGTAAAAATCTTCAGCGAACGGTAGTACCGCCGCTAGAAAATCTAACGGTTCCATTAGCGCTCCCATGAGTTAGCGCCCGTCGTGTCGTAGTGCGGGGTTTACTAGGTCTTCAAGTCGTTTAATTATTTCTTCTTGCCATTCAGTAGGTAGCTTACCTTCGGCAAGCATGATGTCGGCATACCGGACAAGTTCTTTATCTGTTAATTTGGAAGGCTGAACGCTGAACATATTCTTCTCCGTGCTTCCTCTAGCGTCGAGGATGTTTGCATTATTTTTAAAAGCGACGAAACAGCAGCGCGGTAGGGTTGAAGTACTTCCCCGCCTGCAAACCAGTTGTATACGGTCTGTCGTGTTGCTCCGGTCGCACCAGCAACTAAAGTCACAGGAACATCTAAATGAACAGCATAGCGCCCAAGCTGGTTGCCCAGCGTCTTGGGTGCTTTCATAATCCTGTCAGTAACGGTGTGTGAGTAGGGCATTAGTTATCTTCGTTTGGTATGACACGATATTTGAACAAACCTCGCTTAACGTACTCGCGTTCTACTGTATGTCCCCCAAACTTGCGCTTACGAAAGTCACGTAGTCGCGCACTCACGCTTGCTTCAGGGCAGTAGACCTTTTCAGAGATTTGTTGCAGGGTTCTCCAACGTCCATCACGCATCAATTTCCAGACGTTGTAGAGTTGTGTAGTAAGGCGGTCTTTGTCACGCTCTGGGTCGTAGGTTTTTCCATCAAAAGACATCAACGATCTCCTGTAAAAGTGCGGGGTCACCAGTCTAGGTGAACCAACGAAAGGGGTAACTGGCCCCCGCTGCCGGTGTTATTAGCGCCACCTCCGGCTGGGCTTTACCAATTAGTCGTCTGTATCGTCCCAAGCATCGACCAGTTTGTTCAGGTCGGAGCCGCCTTTAGGAACATTCTTACCAACAACAGCTTCCTTGCGTACCGCTGGCTCGTCCCCGCTGTCTTCTTCAACTGGCGGTTTTGTCTTTGCTGCTTTGACTGCCTTCGGTGCAGTACCTGCCACCTCAGCCTGCGAGACAACCTTAGTATCGGTTTGCGATACTGTCATCGTAATGGCGTTTGTTGCCTCACGAGTCTGACCTTTCTCAACAGCAGTCGCGTACTCGTCGTCGTTCAACCAACGCTTCGCTTCAAAGAACAGCTTAGGTACAGGAGCCTTTGTATCAAAACGCAGACGTGTAACAACTGCATCAGGACCTGCGCCCATCGCAGTCATGTAACGAGCGTACGCTTGCAGCGGACGGTTCTTGCCTTCTTCCTTACCGAAGATAGATTGAGCAGGTAACGCTAACTGCATAACGTCACCGTCCATATCATTCTCTAGCACCACAGCAAGACGCTGGCTGTAACGGCATGCGCGGCTAGTTCCATCACCTGAACCCGCGATGTTCTGTGGGCAGGTCGCACAGGTTGTGCTTTGTGGGTTCTCGGCCTTGGTATCAGGGCGTTCGCCATCAGCAGACCAGCAAGCTGGGGCAGACGTATTGCCTTCTTCGTACTTGCCCATGTAGAACGTGCGCGACACCTTGGGTGCAGCGTTGACAATAACTACATCGAGATAGCGCTCATCAATAGCAGCAACTTCTTCGCCGTTGGAGATCAGACGGAATACACCGCCTTTGATAGAGATACGTTTGCCGCCGCCAACACCGCCGCCGGCTAAGGCTTTAGCAACTGCGGACAACTCACCACGTTTAACAAAGGAAGGGACGGAGGAGGCGTTAAATTCAATAATGTTTGACATAGTTTTACTCATTTAGTTGGTTTACGAACACTGATCTGATACTCGGTATCAGAGTTAAGCCCCGGCGGAACTAACGTCGGGTTTTCTTCAAGGAACTGCGCCATATTGCGCTGAGCAATGCGACGCTCCAGAAGGTCTACGGCGTCGTTCTGGATGATGAAGTCCTTGAACGACCCCCAATCTTGGGTGGTATAGCGGGTTTTAGTACCGAGCATGACTGTGCCAGCGTCAGTCTTCATCGACTTCGTGCCTAGCGCCATCATCTGTGTCTTCATGGCGTTCTCGATCTCATCTTCCTGCGTGTCGAGTGCCGCCAGTTCTGCTTCGTACTGCGTGGTTAGCTCTGCCTTTGCGGTCCTGATTTTCAGGTAGACCTTGGCAAGCTTATCCATTGGGACAAGTTCTGTATTCATTATTTACTCCTGTGGTTGGGTACTTCTGTCAAACATTTTACAACCGGCTTTTTTAAGATGCAAGCTCTTCTTCGTACAACTTCACTAGCACCGCGTGGTCATCGACCCGCCCTGCTAGCTTTTTAAACATCTTTCTTTCCAATTCGCTACCTTCGATATGCACGACCGTTACCTTGTCTGAATTCTGGCCTACGCGGTCAGTACGCGCACAGCATTGCAAGTACGTCTCAACGCTCATGACAGGCCCCCAAAACACCACCGTGTCAGCGGCGGTCAGCGTAACTCCGTGCGAAGCAGACTGTGGTTGGATGACCAGTACACGGGGCGATTCAGTAGTCTGGAACTGCTTGAAGATAGCTGTGCGCTTGGCGGGGGTTACGTCGCCGTGTATCTGCGCACACTCAATATTGTTCTTTTGCAAAAAATCTGAGATGGTGTCAATGCTGTGCCGGTAGGGCGCAAACACCAGCACCTTGCGGCTCGTCTCTTCCAACACTTCCAGCAGCACGTTCAAGCGTGGGGAGCAGTCAAAGGTAACGACCTCTTGGTTGTCGGTGTACGCTGCCCCTGCGCTGATCTGTAGTAGCTTGTTGACCCCTGCCGCGGCGTTAACTGCGGTAACCGTTTCACCAGCAGCTTGCATCACCATGCGGTCCTTTAACATCTTGTAGTACTTAGCTTGCTGCGCAGTCAGCGGGACTTCACGCGTCACAGTAATAACTGGTGGTAGGTCAAGGCACTGTGCTTTTGTAAACCTGATCGCTGGTTGCAAGGCATCATGCACATCGCCCCCTGACGT